GGTAAAGTCGATACACTGCCTGGCATGATACGGGAGGTTTTCCAAAGACCTTTCTGGTGCATGAGGTTGGATATCTCTACCCATCCCATGATCAGATCGGCCTCCTTTGGTCCCGGTGGAGTGATGGCGCCAACGTAAGCCGGCGTCACATCATGGCCGCGGTAAGCGTCCATGCCGCAAGATTCGCGGAAAAACCCTTGGTGGTGAGTTTTCGACTCATTCACCTTCAGCTGCAAGGCAGCAAGGGCCCACTCCAAAGTCGCAACATTCTGGGACGGCAAGACAATGTCGTCCCCGAAAACCCGGACCTTACCAGCGGCATAATCCATGTTCCGCCTGCTCACAGTCCTCTTCTCGTCAAAGAGAATGGCTGCTATGCAGACAGACGCATAGATTATTGTCTGTACTGGAAAAGTTACGGCAGATCCCTGGGCTGCAAACTTGCGCAGCTTCAGGCTGAGGTTAGGATCACTGCCAGTCCGGTCCACAACTACTCGTGAACGGACTGCGTGAAGCGCCCTCAGAAGGGTGGAATTGGCCGCAAAGGCCCGTTCCACCGTCCATGCGCTAAGACGGTCGGACGCGGATGATAAGTCCACGGTCGCCATCTTTCCATCTCGACTCGCCTCGAGTGCAGCAGCCCGTGAGGGCTCCTGTGAGGTAAAGTCGATACACTGCCTGGCATGATACGGGAGGTTTTCCCGTATCCACCTCATCAATCCCTGTTGAAGGAACTGATGATACACCGGCTCAGACGCTATGAGCCTAGGACCCTTATAGGTCTTTGGCACTGCTAGGATAGAGCACGGGGGTTCGATCCGACTCATTGGATCGTTCTCCAAGGCTACCGATTCGTTCAAGGAACGATGATAGGAATCTTGGAATACCCCACCAAGCTTGCTTGGCCAGTACGGCGAAGAAAACTTGTCGCACCCCGTCCTAACGTCTGAAACAGCTCCGGGTCCATGCTTCGGTAATATGGCATCTGGGCGTAATTCGTTTTGAGGAACCATCCTTCCGCATACGCGGTCGAGCGTTTCCCAAAAACGGGAGGGAAGTACATGAACATGTTCATGCTCTCCCCTCTTGGCCCATTCTCCACATGCTCCTGCAAATGTTTGACGAACATAGAGGAGCTGATCCTTATCCCATGTGAGACAAGGGTCACGTAGGGCAGTGTCGGTTGCAACGAATTCCGCAACTGACTCTTGTACTGAGCCTTCTCGAAACGGCACTCTTGCCCGTTTAAAGAAGTACAGTACTTGACGAACTCCCGCGATGGTTTCGACGGAAATGTCATCATCCACTACTCCGAAGCTATCCATAGTCAATGACAGCAATGTCCGGTACCACCAGGAATCCTGGAAATGCCGAACACCTGTTACCTTTTCGAACTTGAAAAGGTCGAATCGTCCCGAAGACAAGCTTTTGTCAAAGAGCTTACCTACTTCTGGGAGTTGGAGGAAAAGTATATCCTCTTTCCCCCTCGTCAGGACGATCTGCTCTACCTTACGGTAGAAACTATGGAGGGATTGCTGTAGATCTCCGTGCCATCCTGCCACATCGTTGATGCAGTTAAGGAAAAGCACG